CAAACTTTATTGAAGGCCACAATGGTCTGTTCGAAGCAGGCAGCGACGAAATCTATAGAGATTGGAAAAGTCGCCAAGAAAGACTTTCATATCAATTCAAACAGGACTTGTCTACACTGTTTTTAGAAGCAGAGAAGCAAGACAAGGATCCTTTGATTTCTAGTGATGCACAACATCCAATAGTAATGAAATTATATCTTGGTAAAAAAATCACGCTTGAAACCGTGATTATTCTTGACAAATTGTTTGATTTTGTGTATTCTAATAATACTTTAGCAGATGACTTTGTATGGAAAGATTTTGCACATCTGGTAAAGAAGTATAGAATCTTCCTCCGAATAGATCGGGAGAAGTATAACCAACTCTGGATTAAGGAGAAAGGCCAAGTGGTCTGTTAAATGAGTAAGTCTCGTCGTAGGGATTATGATTACGAACCTCGTGTTAAAGAAGTTCGAAAAGGTCTTGATAAATCTAACAAGCACCGTAAAAACTTGTATAAATACTCTGGTGATCGCCAAGAAGATGACGATTACGATGATTATGATACATACCGCTAATACAACGCAACATACACCGCAATATAAGGAAAATATATATGTCGTTTAATTCACTTTCGGAACTCCGTAAGAACCGTGGCAACTTCGACTCGCTAATGAAGGAAGTCGAAAAGATTGCTAACCCCTCAAATGAAAAGCGTGGCGATGATGATCGCTTCTGGAAGCCTACTGTAGATAAGGCTGGCAATGGTCAGGCTGTTCTTCGTTTTCTTCCCGCGCCAGCTGGTGAAGAACTCCCATGGATTCGCATGTATGATCATGGCTTCCAGGGTCCCACTGGCAAGTGGTATATCGAAAACTCGTTGACCACTATTAACAAGCCCGATCCCGTTGGCGAACTTAATAGCGAACTCTGGAATTCTGGCATCGAAGCCAATAAGGAAATCGCTCGTAAGCAGAAGCGCCGTCTCTCGTATATCTCTAACGTTCTTGTCGTTCGTGATCCTTCGAACCCCGAAAACGAAGGCAAGGTCTTCCTTTACAAGTATGGTAAGAAGATTTTTGACAAGGTTAAGGACGTAATGCAGCCTACGTTTGAGGACGAAAAGCCTGTCAATCCGTTCGACCTCTGGGAAGGTGCAAACTTCAAGTTGCGCATCCGTCAGGTTGAAGGCTATCGTAACTACGATAAGTCCGAATTCGATGGTCCGTCTGCACTGTCAGATGATGATGCAGAACTTGAGCGCATCTGGAAGCAGACGCATTCGCTTGCTGCTTTCCTCGATCCGTCAAACTTCAAGTCTTATGATGAACTCAAGGCCAAGCTGAATACTGTTCTCAATGGTGGTACCCGTGTGCCTACCGCAGACAAGGTTTCTCCGCTTGATGCTGAGGATGAACTCTTCGTTGAAACCAAGATGAAGTCGGCCGCTAAGGCTACCGATGATACTCCGCCTTGGAATGATGACGGAGATGATAATATGAGTTACTTCGCAAGTCTTGCGGACGACTAAAAGAGAAAGGGGCGCTAAATGCGCCCCTTTTTTATGCCATTGCTCGTTTTAGAGCAAATCTCATCCAACTGTTTTCATCATCTCTAGTATATGTTGGTGTGCTAGGAATACCACTAGATTTTTCATCTGGCTTAGTATTTCCACCTTGCTGAATTACAGTTGGCGGTGGAACATTGACTTGCATTTGGTCTCTTGCTGCTTCTGATCCTTGTTCTAGAATGCCGCTATCTGGATTCTGTCCAGATTCTACTTTCTTCTCATCCCCACCCGTCATCCAATCCCAAGCCTTTGACGCACCGACTGCGGCAAGACCTACGCCACCTAGACCAGCGGCAGCCATTAGAGGATTCTTTTTCACAAAGCCGGCGGCACGACTGAATATACCGCCACCTGGTTTACCTGCTACCGCGCCCTGTGCTGGCGCGCCAGCCGCTGGTGCTGCACTTGTAGCTTGAGTACCAGGAACACCACCTAATGCTCCCATATCTCTAGCAGCGAGTGCTGCATCGATACCAACAGAGGCTGCTGTTCCAAGACCAGGAATAGTTCCAGCCACGCCTGATGCCAATTCGCCAGCCGCGCCTAACCAGTCGCCTTGCATTGCTCTTTGTGTAGCAAAAGCACCACCAGCAAGAATGCTTACACCCGGAATCTTTTTAAGTAGCGATTTACCCACTGCTTTGGCACCGACTTTAGCTACACCCTTACCAGCAACTTTTTCACCAGCTTTAACCGCGCCCTTCTCGGCTGCCTTGGCTGGAGTTTTAGTACCAGAACTTCCAACATCTGCAACCTCGGCCGCAGTCATTGCAGTATTTGATGCTATACTTGTGGGCGAATCATTATCATTGCTTGCGGCAGTCAATCCTACTGCTGTTCCAGCAAGAGCCAGACCGCCAAGTATTCCTCTGCCTCTGCCGATTCTTCCACCTGGAGTAGCGTCAGGTGTTCTTCTTACAAATCTACCCTTAGCGTCACGAGGTTGACTTCTGGCTCTTTCTGATCTTGATTGTGGCCCGCCGTTTCTTCTATTTCTTCTACCCGGTAAATCGATATCAATATCTGGCAGCATGTTTCCGCCGCTATCTTCACCAACTGATCCAGAAACCGCGCCATTTTCTGCGAGTTTATCAATCGCTTTCTTAATAGCATCTATAAGTTCGTGAGTCTGTTTTGCTGTATCGGAAATATCTTTTATTACCGTAGTTTGGGCTTCAATCGCATCAACCACGGGACTATCTGCTAGTCCGGCTGCTACTTCCTGCATGTCGCTACCAGTATCTGTTACTGGCTTTGCAATATTCGCGGCTGCTTCAAGTTCCGCGTTGATATCTTTTAGCGATACTGGTTTGCCGTCTTTACGATATGAGATATCTTTATCGGACGCTGGTGCGATACCTTTATCTGCCAGCATCTTCTTTTGTGGTTCTGTAAGATCAGAAAGTTGTTCCGCTTCTGGTGCCCAACCCTGCTTTTCTCTTTCATGAACTCTTCGTTCTTTGTTCGTGCGGAAAAGACTAGTTCTAATTCCTGGATTATCTAAGTCGCCCTTAAATACAGACTTTGCTCCCCCCAAGATGCTGGAGCCAAAACCTTTTGCACTAGCAGTACCAATTGCTTTTATATTACCTAAGAAGCCAGTGTTCTTATCATTCAATAATTTCGGTGTGCCATCAGGATTCTTCAATCCGAATGATTGGCCTAATCTATTTGCAAAAGTATCTTCTTTACCTCGAAGTCCCATTCCATTGACTCTGAAATGTTCTTCTTTTGCTTTAGATACTGTATTTCCGAAGGCTCTTTCAGCGTCTTTGTTGCCCGACTGCTTCGCTAATTCCAATCCTTTTTTAGCCTCAGCAATTACTTGCTTGATGCCTTTATTCCACTCTTCAATATTCTTCTCTGACAGTTTGGCGATTTCTTTCACCAAATCTTTCATAGATTCTTTTTCTTCACTTGACCATGTTTCTAAGTCTTTGCTTAGATTTTCAACGGCGGTCTTTAGTATCGTGCCGGCGGATTTATCATCCACTGTAGTAATCGATAGAGGATTAGTGGCTTTACTAATACGATCTAACTGAACCTCTTTTGTTTTTCTTGGCTCTTGCCCACTAGACTTGACTGGAGTTTCTTCCAGTGTGTCTGTGATTTTGTCCAAATTACTTTTTGTTTGCTCAGCCATTCGTTAGTATTCCTGTTGATTTCTTTCTGCTTTTTTCTTCAAGTGTGTCATCAACAAACCTATGTAAACTTCCCTTTCCCATGGCATCATATTTTCAAGTTCCGACAGACTATATTTGTGTTCTTGCATTAAAATAAAGTTTGTCTTATAATGATTCATCAAATTATCATGAGAAAGGGTTATTCGAAAAAATTTTCTACACCATCAATCAATACAACATTTTCAGTTCCGCATCCTGCGCACGTATATTCGATAGTCTTTTCTAAACGAGGCGAAGTTTCGAAGAAACGAACAATATTCTCAAATTGTTCCGTTGATAGATTGTTAATAAATCTTTCCACTTCTTCAACACCTTCTTCTTCGGCATCATATATTTCATCCGCATCGAAAATTTTATCAACACAAGAAACTACTAAATCAAATGCTGGTGTTTCAGTGTCAACTAAAATATCGGCTTTTGGATATTTCATAATCACACCAACTTTATCGGACAGCATGATCTTACTATCATGATTTTCTGGAAAATCAATCGTTAATGTATCAAGATCGAGTGTAGTGTCTGTCTTATGATCACACTGACCACAAATCAGAACGAATTCAGTAAGATTGCCGATAGATTGTGAACGAAGACGAATGAATGCATTCTGTAGATCGAAGAAGGGCAAATCTTCACCGAATACTTCTCCCTCCGAACAAGATGTTACGATGTTTTGCATCGCCCGGATCATCTCTTTTGGATCACCAGATTCTTGCGCCAGGATTAGTATCTTTTCTTCTTTCACGAGAAAAGGTCTAAACTTGACTTCTTTTCCTAACGAGTGAATCTTCACATCAAAGGTTGGTGTATTCATAACGGGTAATGGCATTTTTCAATCCTTCATTATCTTTGATATGGCCAAACTACGAACCATCTCTTATACGCGAAAGTTACTGGCATTCTTACTACTTGTGTATTACCAGATGACATTTGAATTGGTGCAACTGATCTAGGAAAAACATCTTCCAGAATCCATTTAGCGACAATCTGATCTTGATTGTCCAGTGCTGTAATTTCTAATTTACCATAATAGTTCGATGGAAATGCAATCTCTCTAGAGGTCTTATTTACAATTCCTCTCATCCAATCGCCGAAGAAATCTTTGGCTGTCCAAGAACTATCCACTAGAAAAGTTAGTGTCAATGAATCGCCACCGAAATCTATAGCGTTGGCTCTTTGTTCGTTTAGATTATTCAAACGAATGGGTTTTGTGCCTAATAGAATTCCTGGAATCATTGCATCTTCAACGAATAATGATAAGTGTCTAGCAGAATTTCCAGCACTTGTGGTATGTGATGCCATAGTTTGACCTTTTTCTTGGCCTTGTATGCCATCATCTCCCTTAAAACCATTACCCGGTGGAATAATAGTCACTTCATATCTGTGTGATCTAGCAAAATCTCTTTTTCTAGTTTCCGCCCGAAACTTCTCTATCGTGTTTAGAGAACTTCCTATTTGTGGTACATTGCTAGGAGTAATACCTCTTGCCATTAGATTTTACCTCTGGTATCTCTGAATACTGCTTCTCTGGTAGCTCCCACGAAGCCCTCGATTGGTAGGAACACGGCCGCTTTCCAATCGCTAGGATTGATTTTCATAAACTGGGATCTAACATGCGAAGTCAAATAATGTTTGATGCAAGGTTTGATTTCGGGTGCATTTTGCAGACTGGTCAACAACTGATACGATAGGCGCATTTTGCTAGTAGGAGATAGCGTCTTTGAGTCCGCATAATTCAGAAGTTCGCCTAGAACTTTAGCACGTAACATGTATGGTAGATAGTGTAAATTGATACCGTAGAATCCACCCTTAGCTGGTCCGAACGGCAGCACTAGTGGAAAGGTATCGTAGAACGGCAATTCATCTTTCCACTTGGGATCATAGAAATATAGATACATCGATCCGATTTCAAAGTTCGACTTCAATTCACCGATATCAGATTTCATCACGGTGTTATTCGATAGTCTCGCACCCACAAGATTTTTTACATTATTCATGTACCATTGAATGGACTTCTGCCCATCACCGATGTTTGCACGTAACTTCTGGAATGCGTTATTTGCCATTAGCGGCCTTGACCTCTATACTTCTTATAACTACGGCGCTTGTTTTTATTCATTGAACTTAGCTTGATGCCCTTCCGACGAGGAGCAAATGCAGTCTTTGAACTTTCTTTTGGTGCTTTAGCCATATGATTATCTCCTTAGTCTATATTTATGCTTTAATTCCAAGTTCTTTTTCAGTTAGTATCATAAATTGCCATCCTCTGTCTTTACAAAACTCGGTCGCATATTTCCATTTTGCTTGATTTACACCCCAAGTCATGACTTCGTGTAGAAAATGCTTTGTCTTTCTTTTGGGAATCTTGGGTTCTTGCACAAACTTTGAGGGTTTAATTTCAATCAAGTATTTCTTAATTTGACCGTCGTTCTCTTGGACCTTCATATAGAAATCAACAAAGTAACGATGAACTCTATTATCTTTGGGTGAAATGTATGGGATAGCAAGTTCTTCTGATCCCCACTCCAGAATGTTGGGATTACTGTCACACCATTTCATGAATTTTAGTTCCCAACTAGAGCGATATATAATAGTATTGGGATTACCAATATACTTGCTAGGGTTCTGTATTTTATACAGACCCTTTAGAGTTTCCTTCGCGTAAGCCATATAAATAGTCCAAAACTTGTCTCAATAGGATATTTATCACTAATGCCCGAACCCACTAGACAGCCAGATCCAAATCAAGGAACAGGAACTCCGCAATTAGGTCGCTTCAACCGCGACACTAGTGGTATGAAAAGTCCTTTTGATAATTCATTCACGACCCAAAGAAGTTTGCGTTATCCAAGTGATCTAAATGGAAACGAATATCCACATTGGATAGCATTTTATCCTCTAATTCGAGAGGGTACCGCAGATGCATCTCGCGTCTCTAGACGCCGTGGCGCAAAGATATTTGATGTGTCTGGACAAAATAGATCGAATGCAGATAACGCAGCCGCTGCTGGTGCAGCACAGGGTGCAGTCTTGGGCGCACAAACTGCTGGTGTAGCTGCTCTTGGCAATCTAAAAGAAATAATGGGTGCCAAGGGCGGTAAGTCTACACTTCAAGCAGCTGGTGCCGCAGTTGGTAAATGGGGTGTTATCACCGGTCTTGCTACTGCTGGCGGCGCTGCCGCTGGTGGTCTTCTTAATGGCATCGGTGCTAGAGGTTTGATTTTTGGCGCACAATCTGTTGTATTGGGTGTTCATGATAGACTTAGCTTTGGTTATGCCGCAAATTATGATACAGCGGATCTAGGTGGTATTGTTGGTGCTGTTGCAGCCGGTAAAGTAAGTGGTGAAAATCTACTAGCTGGTGGAACAGAATTAGCCGAAATGGGTGCCAGAAAACTTGCCAAACTTGCTGGCGCTATCGGCGGGGATGCGGTTTCGAACTTGAAAGAAGCAACTTCTAAGAAAGTCGAAAATCCTTATAAAGAACAATTGTTCAAGAACATGGGATTCAGAAAATTTGGATTCGAATATAAGTTTGCACCTAGAACCAGAGCCGAAGCCGAAGAGATATTTGGAAGATCTGGTATCATAAGCACGTTTCTACATCACATGCATCCAGAGCAAAGTCAGGGTGGAATGTTCTTGATTTATCCATCTGAATTTCTAATTGTCATATACTACAAGGGCGAAGAGAATAAGTATGTTAGAAAGATTTCAAACTGTGCTTTGACAAATATGACAGTTGAATATGGTGGTGATGGATTTACAACATTCCAAGATACTAAAGGTATGCCAACCGAAGCAACAATGAGACTTGAATTTACCGAACTAGAAACACTAACAAATAACAGAATAGACGCGGGTTACTAATATGACATTCTTTAGCAGTCATCCAGTCGGTATCGCCAAGATCGGAAATGAATACAAACAGGTAACCGATATTTTTAGAAGAGTATATTCTAATGTATATGCGGCTGTTTATTCGCAACTTGAAACTGTTACTATCCCCGATGGTTATACTATCGAACAGGTAAGTGAATTATATTATAAGTCGCCAACATTTCATTGGGTGATTATGGTCGTGAATAACATCATTGATATTAGAGAAGAGTGGCCAAGATCGCAAGATGATCTTGTAAAATACTGTATTGCAAAATACGGTTCATACGAAAATATATTTGATATTCATCACTATGAAAGTGAAGAATCTATTATCGTTCAGTCCACTTTTGATGGGGTCAAAACTGGTATTACAAATATAGAGTATGAGGAAAAACTAAATGATGCAAAGCGGGAAATCAAAATGTTGAATGCCAAGTATTTGTCTTCATTCGTGACCCAATATCAATCTTTAATCGCAAAGTAATATTATGTCTATTTTTGATACGGGCAAAAAAATTGTCGGTGGCTTATTTGGTGGTAGCGGTTCTACTGGTAACTGGGACGATGAAACGGATGCAGATAGCAGCATCGATGATGTAAATTATGACGCATTCCGTGCGCCGCCGCCTACCAAATTACAGGCTGCTGGTGATGTTGTAATCAATGAAATACTTCTGATTTCTTCTGATGGTAGAGTTTTCAACATCAATGATTTTGTTGTAGAAATTAATATCTATGAAGATATGTTTTCGCCATGTCTGCATGGAAATGTTATTTTACGTGATACACAAAACATGATTGGTAATATTCCTCTCGTTGGCGATGAAACAATTACGATTGACGTATCAACACCAGAAATGTCTAAAACAGCATTCGATCCAGAAAACAGATTTCAAAAATCATTTGCAATATATGGAATTCAAAATAGATTTTTGACCGATGCTGATAAAGAACAAATGTATACTTTACGTTTTATCTCTCTTGAGGGTATGATTGATAACGTTAGTTACATCTGCAAGAAGCTGGAAGGTACAACGGACGAAATTGCACAAACTATATTCGAAGAAAGTTTCAAGGACGTTCCTCGATATATGAATGCGGAATTGACAAAAGATACTGCACCAAAAACAGAACTTTTGATCGGCGATACTCCTCATACATCTAAAGTCTCTTTTGTTCCAACATTGTGGACACCATTTCAGATTATGAATTATCTGGCTAAAAGAGCGATTGGAACAAATGTAACAACACCGTCGTTTCTTTTCTACGAGACTACAAAGCGTTTTTATTTTTGTTCGTTTAATGATCTTGTTAAATCTCAATTGGAAGCGGGTGCGCTATTCGCTGAAATCAAATATCAGCCAAAAATTGCGCGTGATAGAACAAGCGAAAATGAACTTCGCGAAAGTTATTCATACACGGAAGATGTAAAGTTTTTGACTAACATGGATGTCCTTCAAGGTCAAGATTTAGGACATTTTGCAAGTGCGCTTTACACGCTAGACTTAGTGAAAAAAGAATTCAATCTAAACATATATGATCATGGTTACTCGTTTCAAGAATATCCACACTTAGGTAGCTACGATAAAAATTCGAATGGATCATATTCTAAAGATGAAAATCTAAAATATAATTCTATTTTCCCCGTAACGTCTATGCGTTCACCTGATAGTAAGATATTCATTGAATCCATTCACCCCGGTGTTCTAGATGGCACAGATGATACTTTAATCAATCTTCATCCTGAATTATATGTTCAACAGCGAAATAGTATTTTCGCTGACATTTCTACGATGAAAATGAAGATTGTTTTGCCAGGAAGAACGGATGCCGAAGTCGGAACTATTATTGACTTTAAGTATCCGTCCGTTTCATCTAAAACCGGGCAGACAGATGAGTCCACGGTTTTTGATCCTTGGATAAGTGGTCTTTACATGATCACTGCAATTCATCATCAAATTACAAAATTGCATCACAATATGATTTGTGAAATTGCTAAAGACTCATATCTACAAGAATTGGTCAAAGAGGACGCAAGTGCTGCTCCAGCGCCTGCTACACCTGCTCCTACGACTACTTCACCTGGAACTGGAAATACTTCTGCTCCTAATCCGCCACAACCAGCATCTACTCCTGGTAGCTAAATAGATCGACGGAGATTTTATACTATGATGGATAATAGAACAACTAATAATGCTGGCCAGTTCTACTGGTGGTTCGGCGTGGTTGAGGATCGCGACGATCCACTTCGCATGGGTAGATGCCGTGTTCGTATTATGGGTTATCATATAGACGATAAAGAAGCATTACCCACAGAAGATTTGCCATGGGCATTTCCTATTATGCCGGCAAATAATCCTTCCATTTCTGGTGTTGGTGGATCTGCTAACGGTGTAGTCACTGGTACGTGGGTCGTAGGTTTCTTTGCAGATGGATCTAATGGTCAGCATCCCATGTTCTTTGGCACAGTTGGCGCGGTACCGGGTGGTCTCGAAGGCGATCCTTGCGCTCCAGCAGGCGGAAATTCTAATTCCGATGGTAGCGGTAGCGGCCCGTTAGATATTCAAGTGTCTGGCGCATCTGGTGGAAATGCCAAAGCAATATTCCAAACTGCAAAAAGTATGGGATACGACGATTATATGTCAATTGCATTCGTTGCTCTGGCAGAAAAAGAATCTGGTCTTCAATTCCCTCGTGCAGAAAATATGAACTATTCTGCTAATAGAATACGTCAAGTTTGGCCGAGAAAAACTGGTGCGGTTCAATATGCAAATCAACCGGAAGCCCTTGCTAATTATATCTATGCCAGCGTCAATGGCAATAGAGGGGGTAGAGATGGGTGGAACTATCGAGGTAAAGGATTCAACCAACTTACCGGTAGAGCAAACTATAGACAAATAGGACAAAGAATTGGCGCTGACTTAGAAGGAAATCCAGATTTACTTCTTACAGATAAAACAATTGCAATCAAAGCGTTTTTCGCATTTTATGTTGGAAACGTAAGATCAAAAACAGCCAGAAGTCAGTCCGAAGCTAATAGAATTATTACAGACGCGACTGGTGGCCGTCCAGGTTTCAGCACAGGCTCAGCATTTGGTAGAGAAAATCTTGCTAAAGTGGAAAGCTATGCTCGCAAATATACCGCGGCATCACTTTCGGCATAATTGGAGTTTTAAATGTCTTTATTACAAGCAACCAGCTTACTAAATTCAGCAACTAAGGCAGTAAAGACACGAAGTCTTCCTGATCTAACTTCTACGGTTAACGCTCTTTCGTCTGCTGGTGTTATTTCTAATTCTCAAGCCACTCTAGTTAAGTCTGGGCTTGCAATCGGAAATTCTATTTCGAAGGGTCAAACTCCTTCTCTATCAGTAGTCACTAATGCTCTATCAGCCACTGGTGTTATCAATAAATCAGAAGCAAATACGATCAATAAAAACATTGCTATCGGTTCTGCTGGTTTATCTACAAGCACATTAAATAATCCACAAAAGCTATTAGCTACAGCAAAGAGTTTAGGTGTAGTTGATAGTGCAACTGCAAAAACTCTATCCGCCGGCCTAGCAATTGTAAGTGCAGCATCAAAGGGAAATACAGGCGGCATAATCGCCGGCTCACTTGCACTTGCAGATGTGCCACCAGCGGAATCTAAAGTGGCTTCGACAACTCTCAATAGTGTTGTCACAACGGTACAAGATGCCAACGCAAATTCTGGTTATAAGACAACAGATAAAATTTTACCTGATATTGGTAGCATTGGTAAATTGACCAAAGAAGAATGTGTCAAGGTTCTAGAAGCATGTCAAAAGGCTATCTCGCAAAAATATGTTGTAAATGGTAAAAGAAACATCTGGCGCAAAGTTCACAATAGAGGTGAATATGGCGCATATAGAATGACTATTTCACAACTTATTGATATCAACTTCCTGAAGCCGACCATTCAAGAATGGGCAGAAGATTGCATCAAATCTCAGCCAACTGGACCTGGTGTTTCCGAGCGCATCAAATCGTATGCGGAAGCCGTTCAGGATGCAGGCGGAGATTTCGACTTTGCTCCTTTCAAACGTGAAGCGGCCAACAATCTACAATATTTCTTCTTATATAATCCTATTCCGCTAAATCATGAAGCGGCAGTAAGAAGTATGATTTCTTTCATTACTTCGGAAGAAATGCAAGACAAAGCCGCATATTATTATCTCAAGAAGGCATATGTCGATCTAAGTAACGCTAAGATTATCAATGAAGACACCGCAAAGGAAACTGTTGCAGGTCTAGTCTCTATTGCTCTATGCTCTAAGTTAGACGATGCTATTAAGTTCTCACAAGGCGTAATCAAAACAAATGCGGACGGTATCAATTCTAAGTTCTGGTATGATACTGGTTGGAATGCAGTAGCAGAAAAGCCAAAAAACATCAACAGTGATAAGCCTTTATTGAAAGAAGGCGCTAGAGCGCCAACTACAGAAATAAGCACCAAAGCATTATTAGAAACTGCTAAAGACTTATCTAGCGTCATTTCTGGTAAGAATATTAATGGCGTGGTGGCTGGGCTTGCGAAATCCGGAGTAATTCCGGGTGATGTTGCTAGTATTCTTGACGCTGGACTTGGCATTGCAGCAAGTGTAGTAAAAGATAAGCTAGCCGAGATTGATAAAGCCAAGGATGCATTACAAAAAGCATCAAGTGTTTTACCAGCGGGCGCAAGTTCTGCACTAAAATCTATTTCATCAATCAAATCTGCTGTTAGTTCGGCTTCAAGTAAAGTTTCATCTATCAGTAGTTTAGCGTCTAAAGCAAACGTTCCTACTATATCAGCTATCGGAAATGTTGCAACTGGTGCGAAACAAATCACTGCCCTAGCAAAACAAGTAGAAGATACTGCCATGTCCGCGGTTGGTGCTGCTGTCGGCGCGGCCGCTGCCAGTGGAAAAGTTGATCCCGCATCACTAAGTTTTATTGGTGAATCGTTAAAGTCTGGCTTTGGTCTTGCCAATGATCCGCAGACCGCGGTGATAAATGAATTGAACCGCAGAGGATTATGTCCGCCTGGATCCACAGCACTGCTTCGAGCATCAATCGATGGTATAACTGATCCCGCCAAGATTTCTGATTTGATTGCATCCGAAGTTGACAAAATGGGTAATGTGGGCGCGGCACTACCTGCATTGAACACAAAACTTATAGAATCTACTGGTGCGAAAAAAGGACTCCTAGATAAGTTTGAGCAAGCAAAGGCTGCATCTATTTCCGCAATTGGAATGACTAAACCAGAACTAACATCTCTTATTAGTAGTGCTGGTTCTGCATCGATGGAATCATTGAAAAATCAAGCCTCGAAAGCAGCAAGTGGTCTACTAAACACCGCAACCACTGCCGCGTCTGGATTGAGTCTTGCAAACAATCTTACTTCTGTTGCAGCTGGCGCAAAAGATCCAGTTGCTGCCGCATCGGCACTTGGCGCATCTGCGGTATCTAAGGTATCTGGGGCGGCATCTTCCGCGACAGGTGCGGTAGCTGGAATTGCCGGTAATGCACAGGGCGCACTAAACTCTGCTTCGGGCGCAGTATCTGGAGCATTGTCTTCGGCCGCATCTGGTGTTACAGATATGCTCGGTGGCTCTGTTCCTAGCGTGGCAGAATTGCCCGCAGAAGGACAGATTGTATCTACATATTTACCAGTAACACCAGCTACAGTACCAGAACCGCCACCCACTGGTGCTGCATCGGCTGATGCTGTTCCCTCTCTACCATCAACTCAAGTTGCCGCTGCTGTAGGTGGTCCAACTCAAGCATCGACTCCGCCAGTCGATCCAAATCCGATCAAAACTACACATGGGTCCGTCGAAGTTGCGTATCAGTGGACAGCCTCCAACGGTGTGATAACAGTATCATCTGGTGGTACTCCTGTTGCATCTGTAAATCTTATTGATAAGATTGATAGTAGATCGCCTCAGTATAATATGCTTATGGCTGCTATTGATGGCGCTATTAAGCAAGAGCGCATCAATAATTATAAAGCAACTGCCTCAGATATTGAAAAGATGACTGTCAAAGTTGCTGATTTTACTATCGTTTACGAGTATCAACCAGAACGTAAAAACTTTGTGTTGACTGTAACCGACGACTTGAAGTTTTTCAACTCTATTACGACAGAAAACTTATATACTAAGGCAGAGACCCTTATTCGTGCCGCCTTTTCACAAACTGAGAGAGCAAGAGGCGCTGCCATAACTATGGGTGAAGATGCAAAAGCATTGCGCTTGGGTGATCTAGGTATCGAACTAGGAAAAAATGGCGTAACTGATTTAGAATTTCTAAAGAAAACTTTTCTTGACAAGAATAAAGTTGGTGGTGATACTGCATTATCTACTGATCTTGCAACTGCGAAAATTGCAATTCAAAGTGACTTTATACCAAATCTAGAAAAAGTCAAGAAAACTTTTTCGAATAATACTCCCGTGGCTGCACAGGGTCCAAGTAAATCAAACACCGATGGTACTACTACAACGGTTGTCACCGAAAAGTATGGTGATGGTTCCGTAGTTAAAACCACGATTGTAGAAGATCAAAAGGGCTTTGCTTCTACTAAAAAGGAAGTAACTAGAGTTGCTCCTCCTATTGCGACTCCATCACCAAATACTAATCCCACACAAGACGATGCTGTTGAGCATCCTGCGTCGGCAGACCCGGCACAGGCTCTATCACAATCACCTCCTAGTGCAGTTGCTATTCCACCTACAAATGATTCTTCTCGTGGATATACCGATCCTAAAGGTCAATATCCTAAGAAAGATTTGGGCGGTAAGCCGGACACAAATCCATTAGCGGTTGGTGTAAACTCGCCGCATATCCAGAACGATCCTGCATCACAGGGCGCAAGACAGGAAACTTTAAGCACGGGTGCATCGCCAGCCGCTAAAAATGCTCTTCGTAAACGAGATGTTCCTAAGGCTGGCAGACATGGTGCGTCTTGGTCGCAACCCAAATCTCCATATGCAGCACAGTATCCATACAACAAAGTTACTGCATCGGAATCTGGCCACGTTACAGAAATCGATGATACACCTGGCGCAGAACGTCTACACACTGCACATAAATCAGGAACATTTCAAGAAATTGGGCCGAACGGTACACAAGTAACAAAGGTTGTCGGCGACAATTATACGATTATCGATAATAATGGTTATATTCTTATTGAAGGTAAAGCAAACGTTCACGTTGCTGGGGAATGTAACGTCATAATAATGGGTGACGCAAACCTTACAATGAACGGTAAAGTCAACATGGATGTGCATAACGATTTCAACTTGAACGTTGCGGGTCATTTTGGCTTGTCAGTTGGTGGTGGTATCTTTATCAGAAATGATGGTGTATTCTCCCACGACAACAAGGGCGACATGCACGTTCATGGCGCGGGCAACTTCATTTCTACAATCGATGGCATTCACAATACAACTGCCAGTGGATATCGCACAACTTCGAAGGGCGACTATCACGTAAAGGTAGCAGGTATTTCGTATCATACCTCTGTTGGAAATATCAATCAAGACACAGATGGATCTATCTTGAATAAGGCTGCTGAAACAATCGATAGCAAGTCTGGTACTCATACTAATATCGAATCTCTAGGTAACACAAATATCAAGTCCGCAGGTTCAATTAATGCAGAGTCTATTGCTGCTACAAACGTCAAATCTGCAAATGTGGTGAATGTTGAGGGTGCAGATTCCATCAACGTCAAGTCTGCTAATGCAGTAAATGTTAACTCGGCAGCCGCAACAAACGTCAAGTCGGGCGCGGCGATTAATGTTGAGGGTGCGGGTAATATCAATCTAAAGGCACCTGAAGTTGCGTCTTCTAAGTTTAGCGCGCCAACGATTGACGTTTCTACTCTGAATGCGGCAACCACAAATCTCAAGGGTACACATAATACACCTGATGATACCACAGATATCAAGGGCAGCGCAAGTCCAGTATCACCTGGATCCGCCACGACAGCCGGGTCGGCAAATTCTGCTGATCCTGCAAGCGAAGCAGCTGGCGCCAAGATTGCTACACTTGCTAATCCGATTCCAGTTGAAAAGCCGGTGTCGATTTCAGTATCACCTATCGCAGGTGGCGCAGACGGCGTAACTTCTTCTGGCGCAGGCGGCCAAAGTCAACCACTAAGTGCGGCTGGTGGTATAGACTTCGATACTAGAGCAACAACAAACGACGATACGGCGTTAGCGTAAGAGGAACAAATGGCAGATACACCCACAAATCCACCAGCAGCAAACTCTAATGCACCGACAACATCGACTACTCCTCCTGCTGGTGGGGCACCAACATCTGGTACTCCCGCAAGTACCGCCCCGCCATCAGAAGCGCCACCGGAAGCAGTAAATGAATCTCCGTATGAAGATCCTGGATGTGGTAGCGCAAACAGTGATGGTAGTCCAAGTTTTATGGATGGAGAGGGCGGCGCACCCACATCAACTGAACCAGGACAGCCAGTACCAGCAGCACCTGGCGTTAGAACAAATACAAACGTAGATTTTAAGGGACAAACTTTACCACCTATACCTTCCAGTGGTAATTTCAATAATATGGGCAACTTTAAACTGTCGCATTTTTATACTCTCCATCAAGCATTACATCCTGCTCTAGGCGCTTCCGCTATTGGTGCAAGAAATATTGGTGGACAAAGATTTAGTGCGCGACAAGTATTACAAAATTTACGTGATCTTTT